TATGAGTGTTAGCCTATATTAGCATTAAGCAATATAAAAAAAGAATCCCTTCAGATATATGAGTTTATATCTGAAGGGATTTCTATTTGCCATTATGATACTAAAATATGATATAATAAATTGTATAAAATCAATTAGTATTTGGTCATATAAAGGAAATACATATGAATGATCAACATAATATAAACAATAATCAAAATACATATAGAAATGGTCAATCAGGTGATACTTATAGTAACAATACTTATTCTGCTGCACCTAATACGCGCGTATTATCCGATGATGAGCGACGAGAATTTGATGGTGTAACTATTGAAGAAGTAGGCGATTCCGTTCATGTAGATTCAACGCCAACCAATATAAATGAAGAGCAACAATATTACAATGAACATAATCAATACGAACCGAAAGTTAAGGTGTATAGCTTTAGTAGTACAAGCTGGCTTAGTCGAATTATATTGTTCATTGTTTTAGCGATTATTTTGGCTGCCGTTGTATTCTTTGGCAGTATCATTCTCACTGTCGCATTTGTTGTTATTTTAGTGGGTGCCATTATTTCTATTATATTTAGTCTCTTTTAATGGTATAATACATATATTATAAAATAAAGCTATAGAATACATTGATAAATAGGGCTCTATAGATTTTCGTCATATAATCGTCAAAAATAATTAACCAAAAATATTTGCCACGTTATCCGCAGCATTTTTTCTCATTTCATCTGAATAATGGATGTATGTTTTAATAACTGTATTTATATTATCTCCAAGTAAACTAGCAACAGTCTGTATGTCTACATTATTGCCTAATAATGTAGTAGCGTATGTATGTCTAAACATATGAATTGATTTTCCGGGAAGGAACCGTTGAATCAGTTCATTTAATTGACTGCTTCGACTAGTGCGAAACGGAAATAATCTATCTGATCCGTTACATTGATGCTGTTTTAATAAATTAGAAAGTATAGGCGGAATAGGAATTATACGAATACTATTTTTACTTTTTGGTAATTTAAAGTCATATTTATTACGTTCACATTGTGCCCATTGCTTAGAAATTGATATAGTATTATTGTCAAAGTCTATATCAGACCATTGTAATGCTATAATCTCACCATACCTTGCGCCTGTATATCTTGCTATATTGCATAACAAATAATACGTTGGGTGACTATGTTCAATATTATGTAAAAGCATGTCCATATCTTCTATTGGAATTGTTGTGATTGATCGTGTACTTTGTTTACGATATCTCTTAATGGCGGCACATGGATTATTGCGAATTAACCGATATGGATTGATAGCATAATTAAAAACGGCACGTAGTAATACAATACACAAATTTTTACTTGCCGCTGATTTTGACAAATTAGAAATCAATGTAAAAATATCGGAATGGGTAATATCACGCATTCTTCTGTCATGTAAGGGCTCACAATATTTCTCCATGATATTATTGTAGATCAGTACTGAATTGGCGGATATATTAATCTTTTCCCGAATATAAATCTGATAAAACTGAATAAGCGTTATATCTTTTAGACTGTCATCAAGTGGATTGGTGACAGTCTTTTTTAATTCATCAATAATTTTTTGTCCATAGAGCTTTGCTTCTCTTTGAGTAGCAAAACCCTGTTTGGATTTTTGTCTCCATTTTATACCGTCTTTATAGCTGACAATTATTTGGTAATTGCCATCTTTTTTGCGAACCGTCATATTGTATTGCATGGTTACACATCCTTACTATTAACCACGTGATAAAAGAATTCCTCATCTATATCTTCATCTAATTCTCTATCATGAGCGATCCGTTCTATTAAATTGATATGTTCCTTAGAATGAAAGTCATCGTGTTTAATATGTCCTAATTCGTGTAGTACACTAACTCGTTGAGCATCTAATGGCTTATTTAAATTAACCAGTATTGAATGACTGCCATCTTCATTAAGACGTACTACTGCTGTTTGTGTTTTCTTTAATTGCGTATAGATCAAGTTAATAGACATAACAACACTCTCCCCTGATAGAATTAATTAGATAAAGGTTCGTTAAAATACATATTATATGATTTATGAAATATATACATTGCAACTTCGTAACTCGGAGAATATACAGGCGCTTTACCAGAAGGGGATTTCCCAAATGGGAAAGAAGATATAGAAGAGATTTTATTTCCATTTAAATCATACCGAATTAAAGTATTTATTTTAAACTTTACCCCATTATCATTTGTAAATTCTCTTGCTAAATCATTAACTTCTCCAAATTTTAGTGCTAGCATTTTTAAACTTCTATCATAATTAAAAAAAGAAGTCTGATTCGCTTCTACAATATTGTTTTCATCGTACCATATAGAATATACAGTAGTGTTAATAGCATAATATGGCGGATTATATCTTGATACAACAATCGTTGAATTATCAACATACGCTTCATGCGTTTGGTCTGAATACACTAATGTATACTGATTTGGATTATTACGCAATTCATTTAAAGAAATTGCATTACATGATAAAGGAATAAATAATATATAAATTAATATTAATAACTTCTTCATTCTACTTTCCCTCACGTTTCTTTAATCCCTCAATTAAATTAACAACAAAATCAATATCATCTTTTGACATGTCTTCAGCTGCATCAAACAACAATCGCATGTCTGGATTATCCTTTAATTTATTGGCGTATTCCGCTACTTCAGGATCTATATAATATGAATCATTATTTAAGCCCATTAACTCTTCTGGAGAAACATGCAAGGCTTTTGCAAATGCATAAATTTTAGATTGTGGTATATCAATTTTCCCGGCTTCAATTTTAGCAATGCTTGTTCTATCTTTATATCCTACTTGACGAGCTAATTCTTCTTGTGATAGTTCTAATTTTTCTCGTAAAGCTTTGATATTGGCATATAGTTTCATAGGTTTTACCTTTCTTTTTAATGCCCCTTACAAAGTAAATATATTATATATGTGAAAAAAAATCAACATTTTTGTAATTTATTGTTGACACATAATCACCCTTAGGGTATATTATAGGTGTGATTAAAAATCACGTTATAAAAGGGGGTGAATAGATGAAGAGTTTAAAAGACGTGATTATTGAAAAAGGATTTCGTATCTCGTGGATAGCAATTCAGCTTAATATTACAAGATACACGCTATACAAAAAAATCAATGGAGTAACCGAATTTACGGCATCTGAAATTGCAAAATTAACAGAAATCTTACATTTATCAAACCTTGAGGTTAAGTCTATTTTTTTTAAAAAGTATAGTGATTTAAAATCACATCAATAATATTAAAAAAATAATATAAAGGAGATGAACCATGTTAGTACAAAATCAAAAAGACTTGTTAGTAGCTAACAAAGTCTATGGAAACACATCAACTGTATTCGGTTGGGCTGGTCGCAACGCTAAGTATGCTGAATACTGGCGAAAACTTATTAGAGAATACTTTGCTAAACGACATACAAGCAGATTATTTAGAAAGTCTATCCACGGCAAAATTAAAAAATGTCGTGAAGCAGATAGAATGGCAAAAATTGAATCAAGAATTCCAGTATGGAACCCATAATTTTTAAAAGGAGAAAATCATGCACGAAATTAAAACAGAACTTAAAAAATACATATTAACTTTGATGACAGATGGCTCTACACCAACGCAGATACTTCCGGATTTAATCAGACAATATGAAGTACTAGATCAAAAATATCCGGATTCTAAACAATCAATAGAATCCGCAAGTTTTGAACAGACTTTTGAAGACCAACTACGAGGGCCCATTAAAGTGATTACTGCACTTTTAAAGAATAAAGCGACTAGAGATGGAAATTATCGTGAAGTAACTATTCGTGATAATGAAGCGTTTATTTCTGAACGTGACGAACGGACCCCTTTGGTAAGTAGTCATACAAAAGTTATTTATGAAGATAAAGACTAATGGAACCTGCAGTTTACACAATAAAAGATGTTGCCGAACTGCTCCAATGCAGCGAAAGCAGTGTCAACAATCTTAGGGAACGTGGCATCCTACATGAAGTAAAAGGACTTCCGGGCGTCCGCTTTAATAGAAAAGAAATTGAAGCGCTTGTAGGGATTGTAGATGAATACAGTCCACTACAATACAGGAAGTTAGAAAGGGAGCGTGATAGCTTGCTTGAAGAAAACGAAAAACTCAAAAATGCTATAAGAAAAATAACCAGTGATTTACTGGTTATGGTAGGAGGAGATTTGAAGTTATGATTACTGCTTTAAAATGGGCGGCTTTCATATGGATTATTGGATCCATGGGAAGCCTAGAAATTGATAGAATTGGGTTTGTTCAATTCTTATTGCAAATAATTACAGGCGGACTCGTTTGGGTTTGCGCTGACGTATATGAAAAAGAAAACGCCCGCTAATAGCAATTGGAAAGACTAGCGGGCGTAGGCAAATTATACCTAAGGTAATTATACCATGGAGGAGAAATGAAACGCATTGAAATCTTAATAGATGAAGCTAATCCAGATAAAAATATAGGTATTAGCTATAACAAAGACAGTTTTGAAAATAATGAAGAAGTATTAGCAGTACTTCTTGGTGCAACAATTGGATTTGTTAAAGAAAATATATCAGATGATAACAAAGTCTTATATCTTCAAGTTTGCATCGGAACAATGCAAACGTATCAAAAACAAATTATTTTTGACGAACGTTATAAAGATATGGATAGTAAAGATCCTTTTTATGACATTATTCAAATTTTAAAAAGTAAGGAGAAATAAATGGAAATAAATTTAACCCCTATTGTTAGTCAAAACGAACAAGTATTCAAATGGAATAAAGACGAAATCAAAACTTACTTTGAGGAACAATTAGAAAAATATAAAGGCCTTGTAGTAACAGAAGAAAACTATAAGGATATGGTAAGTGCTAAAAATGAAATCGTTAAATACAGAACAACGCTTGATAAATTCTGTAAAGAGAAAAAACGTGAACTCAAAAGACCGATTGAGTTATTTGAGGAAGAAGTAAACGAAGTGTTGAAAGTTGTTTACGATGCAGAAAAACCACTTGCAGAACAAATCAAATACTTTGATGAAAAAGAGGCACAAGCAAAAACAGAAGCTATCAATAAGTTTATCGAAAAGATGGTTGAGAAATATGGAGTGCGTGAAGAATACGCAAATCAACTTCAACATGATAAACGCTGGTTAAATAAAACTGCAAAGATGAAAGATATTGAAATTTCCATTGAGGGAATGATGATTGAAATCTCAAAGCGTCAACAATCAGATGATGATTATAAACAAATCTTAGCAGAGAAAAAAGGCATGATTGAGTTTGTTGTAGATACTTGTAACCAACAATACGAACTAGCAACACCAATTACATTTGATGAATGTTGGGGTGCGGTAAAAGATATGCCGTTAGATCAGGCTAGAGAGTTAATCAATGCAAAATTTGCAGAGCGTAACGAAATGGAAGAGGCTGCACGAGCAAGTATCACAAATGAACCAATTGAAATAATTGAAGTGGCAGAAACAAAAGTTGGTTTAACAGTAACTGTTTATGACTTAACAGAAGATGATGCAAAAGATTTAACTGATTTCTTAGAAATGCGTGGTTACAAGTACAAAGAGGTATAGATGGATAGTAGATATAATGCGGTAAAAACTGTACCGCAATCAGCGTTAAAGATAATTGACTTTGGGAAACTAAAAGGTAAGTATGATATTTCTCCACAATGGAGATGGGAAATATTAACCGAAGTTTATGGTATGTGTGGTGTTGGTTGGTACTTTGACATTGTAGATACAGAACAAGTATTGGTAGAAGCTACTGGCGAAACGATGCTTTATGTAAAAGTAAATCTCTATATAAGAGATGGTGAAGAATGGAGTAAACCAATTCCGGGTTATGGTGGAGATTTCTTAATCTACAAAGATAAAAATGGTTACCACGGAAATGATGAAGCATTCAAGATGGCGGTTACAGATGCATTAGGTACTGCAGCAAAAATGATTGGTGTAGGCGCTGATGTATATCGAGGTTTACAAGATACCAAAATCAATGCAGCGGCAGAAAAGGAAAAGAAAGAAAAAGAATTTGACCCTCACAATGCATACACAATCGTTTTGAAGATGGCAAGTGAACATGGGTTAAGTGAAGAACAAGTAGCACACCAATTAACAGAAATGTTTGGTGTTGGTGTGATTGATAACGTTACAAGAGACCAAATGTCTAAACTTTATGACTGGGTAAAAGGCTATGAAGTGGACAACAAGTAATATTGATATACTTCGTAGTCCGCTAGGTGTAATGGTAGTAATACCTGCACCACATGACAATGATCTAGCGAAATTAGATAAAGAAAAAGAATACGTGATTGAAATCAAAAAGAAATCAAAATCACGTAGTATGAACGCTAATGCATATTGCTGGGTTCTATGTCAAAAGATAGCGGAAGTTATGAGTAACCATTCGTATATGTCTAAGGAAGATGTATATAGAAAAGCAATCAAAGATTGCAGTCATTTCACATATGTTCCAGTCCGTGAAGATGCCATAGAAAGATACATTCAAATATGGAAAGCGCATGGCATCGGTTGGATAGCCGAAGATGCTGGCGAATGTCAGAGCCTAAAAGGTTATCACAATATTATGTGTTACCACGGCTCATCGGTATATACAACTACAGAAATGGCAAGGCTTATTGATTGTCTAACAGATGAATGTGAACAACTAGGTATCAAGTTAGAACCTAGTGAGTACATTCAATCACTCATAGAGGGGTGGGAGAGTGAACAAACGAAAAAGGAATGACGATAAACTTTACAAGATAACAAGACCGCAAGCTATCGAACGAGATAGTATAGATGGCTATCCGTTTTGTGTAATATGTGGAGCGCCTGCTACAGAGGTACACCACATATTACCTAGGGGTAGAGGCGGTACAAGTGAGTTAAATAACCTAGCGTGTTTGTGTAGATATTGCCATGAGAACTTAGCACACGGAGTATTTGCAAAGGAAACCAAATTAAAGCTAGAAACAATCATTATGGAAAGGATGAAACAATATGAAAAGAATTGATGTTGTTGAACTATATGTTAAGAAACGCATTGAGAAATTAGAACAAACACAAGCTGAATACAAAGTAAATGAAAAAGAAATTACAGAATTGAAAGATGTGTTAGATGTAATTGAACAAACGCAACCAAAAGCTAAATGCGTAAGCGTTGGTTAATGGTTAGTCTATGAGCGAACCAAAACGATACTTTTGGTTGAAGTTGCACAAAGACTTCTTCCAAAGAAAAGAAATTAAACGATTAAGAAAGATTGCTGGTGGTGATACCTATACAATTATCTATCTCAAAATGTTACTACGTTCAATCATGAGTGATGGAAAACTTTACTTTGATGGACTTGAAGATGATTTTGCATCAGAACTCGCATTAGATCTTGATGAAAAAGAAGAGAATGTGCAAATCACTGTACAATACTTACTTAAAAGCGGACTGCTTGAAATGTGTTCTGATGAGGAATACTATCTACCAGATACAAAAAATAGTACTGGGTGTGAAACTGCTGCAGCTAGCAGAATGCGTAGGTGTAGAGCCAAAAAGGATAAGTTAGAGCGTAACAATGTTACACCAATGTTACAAAATGGTTACGGAGAGATAGAGATAGAGAAAGAGATAGAGAAAGAGTTAGAGATAGAGTTAGATAGTAGTGCAAAAAGCACTACAACAAAACGCAAGCGTTTTGAAAAACCAACTATCTCTGACATTGAACAATACTGTATCGAACGTAACAACAATGTAAACGCTGAACAATTCTTTGACTATTACGAAAGTAATGGATGGAGAGTTGGTAAAAACTCAATGAAAGATTGGAAAGCAGCGGTTAGGACTTGGGAACGTAGCGAATACAGAAAACCTAATTCTAAAAAGAATAGCAAGGAAGATGCAATCAACGTAGTAAAGGAGTTGATGGAAGAATATGAACAATCAGCAACAGATAGTGAAAGCGCTATCGATGTTACAGATAGCGTACAGTACTGATATGTCAAAGGAACGCATGAAGTTATATGTTTCAATGCTTTCAAACGTCAACCCAATCACGTTAGAACAATCTGTAGCGAACTTAATTAATCGTTGTAAATTTTTGCCAACTATCGCAGAAATCAGAGAAGAATGTTCCGCATTAAGTGCCTTTGTAAATGCACATGAGGAACTACCGACTGCACAAGATGCATGGGAAAGGGTGTATCAAGTAGCTAGATCGTATGGCTACGAAAAGGGGTTAGACAAGTTAGAGGGTTTAACAAAACAATGCGCCAAAGCAATTTGGAAATCGTTTGACCCTCAAAATGGCGATAACTTCAACGAAACATCATGCAGGGCGCAATTCGTAAAGAACTACGAAGTGCAAGAAACAAGGGAACGTGAGCGATTAAGATTGTCTAATTCAATTAAAGATAATCACTTGTTATTAAAGGCAAGAGAAAAAGCAGAACGTGAACGTGCATTGATTGGTGCTGGTCAGAAGAAAATTGAAATGACCTCTACAGGTAACTTGGTAGAGGTAGCAAAAGAACCAGTTAATGTGGCGAAAGCAATTGAACAAAGTAACTTATCAGATAGTGGCAAGGCACTTTTAAAACAAGCAATAGGGGGTTAAACGTGAGGGAAAGAGTGAAAGAGTTTGATGTAAGTGTAAACGTTAGTTTCAATGTTAGTTTTCAAGTGCTGGCAAATAATGAGGCGCAGGCAAGAGTAAAGATTGAAAACTTACTTGAAATCATGAGGAATGAGGCAACAGTAGATTGCCATATTCATCCGAACTATGACGTCAAAACTAATGAAGTTGAAGTAGAGCTAAACCAGCTTAGTTATTGGTAAGTAAAGGAGAATTATGAATACAGTACAGATTTTAGGTAATTTAGCACGTGATCCAGAAGTGCGTTATACCCAAAGTGGTCGAGCGGTGGCCACATTCACAGTAGCAGCAACTAACACCTATATTGACTCCACAACAAATGAAACGAAAGAACAAACTGCTTTCGTCAACTGTGTAGCATGGGGAAAGCTAGGTGAAAGTATCGGTAATTTGCGTAAAGGCAATAGAGCGTTTGTAGAGGGGCGCTTACAGACACGCAGTTACGAAACACAAGATGGACAAAAAAAGTATGTAACAGAAGTTGTAGCCAACTTTGTAGGAACATCATTAACGAATGATGAAACTGCATTTAGCAACTTTGATAGTTTTGAACAACCACAAGATGAAAATGTTCCGTTCTAAGAGGTGATTGTATGGTTAGGATTACAGCATTTACAAATAGTGGGGTTAGGATTTTTGTAACGAAAGATTATGAAACGAAAAAAAGTTTTACAAGAGATTTAGGAAGAGCGCTTGACGGAAGAATGCAGTGCATATGGTTTGAGGACATAAACGGAATATTAGTAACTCTATCTCCTATAGGCTGCATTATCGAAGTTGAAGAAATCAAGGAGTAGTCATGTTAGTAAAAAATGAAAATGAATGGTGCTGTTGTTTTGGCGGTTATGTAGGATATCCACAAAAAAGCATGGAGGATGCGGTTAATGATTTTGCGAAAATTTATCCAGATGTGGAAGTACAAAAAGTTAGAGTTGGGAATCCATATTACTATGTTCCAATTGTTCGTGCAGACAGTGTAATTGAAGATATTGTTGAATATGATCTTGACAATGAAATAGCGGAGTGGTCGGAAGATTATCTACTAGATGTAAAACAAGAACATATAGACGAATTATAAGAAGAATTAACAACAGTATTTAGAAAGTGGGAAGAACGTAACGGATATAAAAATACATCTTTTGTGATTTTTGAAACGATTAATCCTTTTGAGTGAGGTGGTAAACATGGTTGAGTTATTAGTTGTTATGAATTGTGGAACTAGCAAATATCAAACAGAAACGTTTAAAGATAAAAAGCAGTTTAAAGAACGAATAGATAATGTGAATATGGGGTATGAAAATTTAATTTGTTTTACTGATTTAAGTGGAAAATTTGTTTCCGTATCTCCAGCTAATTGTGTTATTGAGTGCAATGAAGTGTAAAGGTTGATAACTTTAAATGGCTTATAAACATAAAGATTGTGTTAATAGTTGGGTGGTTAGTAAGAAAAAACATCCACGATATTTGCAACTAATGAAGTCATTACAATTATTGTTTGGACTATTTCAAGAGGCAAAATATGTAGACTTTATAAATGTTGTGTATGGAGAAAATGCAGATGGTTATGAGGTTGCATTTCATAGGATAAAAGCATATTACAAACAATATCCAAAGTTAAAAAAACGAAAGATGCCAAGGATAAATGGTGATTGCGATATGTATGACATACCTCCAAGTCAATTGTAAAGGAGTGAGAATTAACATATGAATGAATACCAACTTATTAAACAAATAGGCAAATGTCCTAAATGTGGATGTAAGGAGTTTATTGTAAACTCAAAGGTTGATGGTGAAGTTTCTTATTTTGCAAGTCTAGATGGTGAAGAGTGTGATAATTCAGAAATGTATTCAGCGTTAAATTACTACTATGACGAATGGTGCGTTTGCGCAGAGTGTGAAAACAAGCTGTTTAAATATAAAGATTATTATGCTAGTGGTGATTTTTTGCTTGAATAAAGTAACGAAAATAAAGGGTTAATTTTTTAGGAAAAGGAGAAATAAACATGAATAAAATTATGTCAGCTTTATTGGTAGTAGTTATGATTGGTGCGGTAGTTTGGAGTTTTGCGTTTGGTGTTCCAATGTATATGGTTTGGCAGCAACAAAAGGCTGGTGAGGCAGAACTTGCGAGAGCGGAACAGAACAGACAAGTTGCGGTGTTAGAGGCTAAGGCAAAACTAGATAGTGCGGAAAGCCTAGCACAAGCGGAAGTGAAACGTGCAGAGGGTACTGCAAAAGCTAATCAAATTATCGGTCAATCATTGAAAGGTAATGAGGCATACATTCATTGGTTATGGGTTGATACTTTGAAAGATAGTAAAGACCAAATCATTTACATTCCAACAGAGGCTGGTGTGCCTATTACTGAAAGTTTCAGATTAAAAGAAAGTAAATAGAACAATTATGAAAATCGAGTTATTTAATGATAATTTTCAAAACTTTAAGCGATACGGAATACCCAAGGCACAGTTGGTGATTGCTGATATTCCATACAACCTAGGAAATAATGCCTATGCAAGTAATCCTATGTGGTATGTAGACGGCGATAACAAGAATGGAGAAAGTAAAAAGGCTGGTAAAGCATTCTTTAATTCTGATTACAACTTCAACATTGCAGAATACTTTCATTTCTGTAATCGGTTGTTAAAAAAAGAACCTAAAGAACGAGGTCAAGCCCCATGTATGATTATATTTTGTAGCTACCAACAACAACCAATGGTGATTGAATATGCAAAGAAACACGGATTTAAAAATTATATTCCTATTACCTTTAATAAAAATTATAGTGCGCAAGTTTTAAAAGCAAATATGCGTATTGTAGGCGCTACAGAATATGCATTGATTTTGTATCGTGAAAAACTTCCTAAGTTTAATAACAACAAGAAAATGATATTTGATCACTTTGAATGGAAACGTGATAACAAGAATATCGTTCCTAATATCCACCCAACACAAAAGCCTGTAAGTGTATTGAAACGCTTAATAGAAATATTCACAGATGAGGGCGATGTGGTGATTGACCCTGTAGCTGGTAGTGGTAGCACATTAAGAGCGGCTATGGAGCTAGGAAGAAGTGCTTATGGGTTTGAAATCGATAGAAGAATGTACGCTAAAGCTAAAGAGGAAATGTTGAGCGATGTAAAAGTACAAACAAATTTAATGGAGTTTGCAGAATAGAAAAGAGAGATAACTATGAATGAATTTCAAGAAAAAGCAATTAATGCAGCAAGAACAGTTTTATTTAATGAGTTTGGTTATAACGCTAATGAAATAGCACCTATGGATATGTATATAGTTTGGTTTTGCAAAACATTACAAAATTGGAAAGCATTGGTAAGCGGTGTACATATCAAAGAGTATATCGAGGTTACATATAACGGAGATAAACAAGAGATTTATGTTGATGTGTATCAAAAAGCAAGTAATCAATGCTTAAAAGATGGCGGTGATGATCATTGCCAATAAACAGTAAACAAAAAGGTGCTAGGGGTGAACGAATGTGGCGTGATGTGTGTAGGTCGCATGGGTTCGATAAAGTACGTAGAACTGCACAATATTGCGGTAACACAGGCGATGCCAGCGACTGCATCGGATTGCCAAACATACATCAAGAGGTCAAATTTGTTGAAAACTTGAATGTCCGCAAGGCTTACGAGCAAGCGGAACACGATGCAAAACAAGCAAATAATGGCGATATACCTATAGTGGCTTGGAAGAAAAGCAACAAGCCGTGGTTAGTAGTAATGAAAGCGGATGATTTCTTCCGCATCTATAAAGAAAGTGAATGGAGCGAAGAATGTCAAGACTTGTCACGGAAAGACATTTGGCGATGCTAAAGGCAAATCAAACTATCATGAAAGATGGAGTGTTTGAAACTGTAATAGTTGGACTGTTAGCGTGGAGCTTTGTATTGTTGATTTGCATAACAATTATGATGTTTTTGCCATTCTTTAATAAATAGGTGGTGTTTAGCAAACAATGTATAACCCAAAAGAAAAGCGTACGTGCAATATCTCTATTGAGGAGTTATTGGAATTGGGACGTGAACATAAAAGAAAACAAAAAATACATGCTTCAGCACATATAGGAGCATTAATTTATTTAATCGCATTAATAGTATTTGTGGTTTTTAGTATAGCTTTTATATTGTATTGGTTAATTATTGGAGGATAATAAAATGACATGGAATGAATTAATCAATCTGATTGATGAACATCAATTTGGAGAAAGTGATGTTAAATTGCTAACGTCAAACAATGATATTGTTGATGTGATGTGTGTAGCTGTTGAAAAAGAATGTGATGATGTAATTTTGATTGGTGAAAGATTATAGAGGATATGGGTGGCAAATAATGTGTAAGAAAGATAGTATTTTTAATGCACTATGGGTGTGTATTATTGTTTGGATGTTTACATTGTTAATAGGAACTACAATTATGATGTTCAAACATATATTGAATGGGATTGGTTAATTGTGTAGAGGATATGGGCGGTGAAATATCCGCCCTATCATAAGAGGTGTACAAAATGAATGAAGAAAATAAAAATGAATTAAGCATTAGTGAGCCTGAATGGCAAGCTAGATTTCGTGGAGAATATAAACAGCTAAAAGATCGTTACAATAAACTTCACAGAATGATTGTTAAATATGATGCAGGAACCTTAGATTTTAAACCAACTTGTCCTATTGAACTATTGCGTAGACAAAAAGCTGCTATGGGAGAGTATCTAAACATACTTGAAATTAGAGCAGAAATTGAAAATATACGTGGTTTAGATGACGATAACCTTAAATTAAAAAGCGATTATGAAATAACGAAGAATGGGAGATTTGCATGAGTAACTATAGCGGTTACGTTGAACACTCAGATTTCTACATCGCCCCTCAAAGTTATCAAGATGCATTTGATTTCTTGTGCCAGTTGGCATTTGAAAGCGAAGAAACTGTGTTTTATATTGGCAAGGCTATTGAGTATGATAAAAGTTACGGCTTTGATGAAGATGATAACTTTTACCTAGAAGATGAAGTGATGTTTGAATGGAATGAGGATAGAGGAGAGTGGATAGAAAGTGTCTAAACGATATATAAGAAAGGTTAGTGAAATTCAAGCTATACAATACAACGGCACTAACGCTATGGAAGTAGTCGATTTTGTTAATGATGTAATTGGTATTGAATGGTATGAGAACACATCGTTAGAAATTATAACAGATAATGAAGCGATCGCATGTCATGTAAGTGATTACATTGCTAAAAATAATAAAGGTAAATTTAGAGTTTACAAGGCAAATGAATTTGAAAAGGATTATAGCGAGGTAGAAGATGATTACAGATAAACAAGGTAGAGAGTGGGTATTACAAAAACTATATGATGATGGCTGGCGATACATGATTGGTGGTGATGGTATATTCATATACTTAACAAAGAACAAACCGTTGATTGTTGATGGTATGTATAAGTGTACTGGTGATGAATATACACTTATTGGGCGGACGAATTGTATATTACCTGATTTGGGGAAAGGCGAGGTAATGAGCATCGCAGAATATCTAGGTATTGTTGATTGGTCGGAAGTACCAGTTGATACACCTATATATGTTAGAGCGCATGAGAGCAATACTTGGGAAAAACGACATTTTGCATATTTTAAAGATGGAAAAGTATATGCTTGGTTAAACGGTGTAACATCTTGGACTATTGAAAATTCTAAATATGTGTTTTCTTGGCAAAATGCAAAACTAGCAGAGGTATAAATACATGATGTACTTTTTATTCTTTTGTTTATTAATTGCAGTAGGTAGTACCAAAGATGGATGGGCAAATGCAATTATATTTGTAGCATGGAGCGTGTTGGTTTATATGCTAGCTATTAATGGCGCATTTAAGGATTGAGGTGATTTGTATTTGAGCGAACTGTCAAAGGAAGAAAAGAGATTAATAAATAGTGCTAAGGAATACCTAGAGCCGTTAAAAACAGTAGATAAAGATCTTGAGTTAATGGTGATGGAAATAAAGGAATTGCAAAGTAACATAACAACGATTAGTGCTATTGATTACTCAAAAGATAGGGTAAGTGGTGGCGGTGTTCCTTGTGGATTGGAAAATAGCGTTGCAAGATTTATTGACATAGAAAAGGAACACCGTAGACGGCTTAATGAGTTAAAAAAGTATAAATGTGATGCAACTGATTTGTTATTCGATTTGCATGCTGCTATTGGTAGTAAGATATTAAGAGCAGAATACATATTAGGTATGACTACACAACAAGCATGTGCAATTTACGAAGAACATTTTAAAGAAAGACAAGCTTTGAGATATAGAGATGAAGCATTTATTGAAGTAGCCAAAAAGATATCACAAAATGTCAGTAAATGTCAGTAAATGTCAGTAAATGTCAGTATACCTATACTTTGCTATTAGGTATAATATATATATAGAAGTTGCCACTAAGCGACTTTACTCACTCTTTCCCTGTAAAGGTAAATCAAAACACAACAACAAGCGCACCCACATAAGAGTGCGCCTTTGTTGTATATGAGCGAAATTTGGTTTTTACATATTGAATACTGACAACTAACTGGGCCTCCAAATTTAGTCATATATTCTATTGTTACTTAACCTAACACAAGTACGATTCATAATAGTTAGTTGTTGGTATTGAGTGTGTAATGATCATTGAAAACTAGGCGCTTTTATCTATTTAACTTTGTTTTTCATAGTTGAAACCTAAAATTGCGTAAATTGTCATGTCATAAACAAAGCGCCTAGTTTTGAGTGATTGTTGAAAACTGAAGTTATATTTGTTTCCTAGGAACTAATCATAATATAGAGAATTAGAAGGAACGCTAACTCCTATATGGTTACATTGGCAGAAGTCCAACGGTATAACTTTAGTTTTGAATAATCAACACAATAAAAATGAATAAAACTATCACATAATGAGGTATATCTACGTGGATATATCTCATTTTTTGTATAAATCTATCAAAACAGGGAAAGGGTATGACTGAGATAAGATGTTGTAAGCATAAGTGCTTGAACAACAAAAAGGGGATATGTACCGCAAAGGTAATTGAATATGACGGACTGTGTCAAACATATATTACACATGGCGGTGCAAGTAAATGTAATTATGGGTTGTGCGTACGATCGCATGGAAAACTCAAAAGGAAAGGTGGCGAAGTACTTAAATGATTAAAGCGATTAAACAATCTGGAGCGTGGTGTTGGATGTGAATTATCAACCAACAATAAGAAAGCTATTAACCGCATTACGGATGAATGGTAGACGATACGTAGTCGATACAAGGCAATCATGGAGTAAATACGATAAGCCTTGTAAGGTGTATATCGTAAGTCGGATGTACAACGAGGAAGAGTATAAACTAACATTCCCTCAAAAGTACAAAAAGGGTAAAACCTTTAAACAAGGACAACTCTATAAGAAAGAAAGTGAGTATAGCAGCACCAAACAACATGAGGTGTTGCTATTTTTAGTTAGAACGTATAAAGGTGGTGAGTAACATTGACGAATATAGAAGGATTAGCACAAAAACTAACTAAGAAAGAACGCATATTCGCTGATGAATACGTTAAGACCACTAATGGAACACAAAGCGCAATTACTGCTGGATATTCAAAAAAGACGGCAAGAAGTAAAGCTAGTCAGTTGTTGACAAAAGTAAACGTGCGCCAATATATAGATGCAATCATGAGTGAACGCAGCAAAGACACAATCGCAACGGCTGATGAAGTGCTGGAATACTTGACTAGGGTTGTGCGTGGCGAAGAAAAAGATGCGTTTGGTTTAGATGTATCTGTTGCCGATAAAACGAAAGCAGCTGAACTGTTAGGTAAAAGACATATGCTATTTACTGATAAGGTAAAATTATCTGCAGAAGTAGAAATTGATATTTCTGACCGCATGAAAAAAGCACGGAGTAGATCTAATGAAGTACAACAAAGCGCAGCTGATTGACGCACTTGCATCATTTGCTGATGATCCGTTGGGGTTTGTGTACTTTGCCTTTCCTTGGGGAGAGCCCGGGACGCCATTGGAGAATATGGAGGGGCCTGATGAATGGCAACAAGAACATTTAAAATATCTAGGTGAACAATTAAAGAAAGGTAAGTCTTTACAGACTGCAATTCGTACTGCTCACGCATCTGGCCATGGTATCGGTAAATCTGCCGATGTATCATGGCTTATTATATTTGCAATAGCTACTCATGAAAATACTCGTGGCGTTGTAACAGCAAATACCGATACACAGTTGAGATCTAAAACATGGGCGGAACTTGGCAAGTGGTACAACATGTTTGTTGGTAAAGAACTATTTACTTACACGGCAACAGCAATATTTTGCAGTGATAAAAAATATGAGAAAACTTGGCGTATAGATGCTATTCCTTGGAGTGATTCGAACCCGGAAGCATTCGCAGGTCTTCATAATCAAGGTAATCGGATATTGGTTATCTTTGATGAAGCGTCTGCTATTTCTGATAAGATTTGGGAAGTTACTGAAGGGGCCCTTACGGATTCCAATACAGAAATTCTTTGGTGTGTCTTTGGTAATCCTACTCGAAATAGTGGGCGGTTCCGTGAATGTTTTAGAAAGTATAGAGAATATTGGAAAACGTATCAAATTGATAGCCGTACAGTGAAAATATCTAATAAAGCACAATTACAACAATGGGTTGATGCTTATGGTGAGGATTCTGACTTTGTTAAAATCCGTGTTCGTGGTGTGTTCCCTTCCGCATCAGATTTGCAGTTTATCTCTGCGGAGATTGCTGACAAGGCACAAAAGCAAGTCTATAAGCTAGGACAATTTGAACATCTACCGGTAATCATTGGTGTAGATCCTGCGTGGACTGGTTCCGATTCATTAGAAATAGTAATGCGGCAAGGCTACTATATGAAGCCACTTGCATCTATTCCTAAGAATGACGATGACTGGCGCATGGCTCAACTGATTGCTCAGTTCGAGGACGAATACAAAGCAGATGCCGTATTCATCGATATGGGATATGGTACAGGGATATATTCTATCGGTAAGCAATTAGGGCGCAAATGGCGATTGATTGAGTTTGGCGGTAAGAGTAATGACCCTGTATATCTCAATATGAGGGCGTATATGTGGGGACAGATGAAAGAATGGCTTCGTGAGGGCGGCTCGATTCCACCTAATGACCAAGCACTATATGATGATATCGTAGGACCTGAAGCGATCATTGATAAGAATGGTCATATTCAGCTCGAAAGTAAAAAAGATATGAAAGACCGAGGGTTGCCATCACCAAATAAAGGCGATGCATTAGCCTTGACCTTTGCTGCGCGGGTCGTTAAAAAAAGCGAAACAGGCAATAGGATTGTAGCTAATACGAGTTACAATCCTTTTTAATTGTAGAAAGTGAGGGATAAAGATGTGTATGAAAGGTGCATCTGCTAACTATACACCACCTGCTCCGGCTCCGACTGTTCAAACGAATATGAGCAATCAGACTGGTGAGGAAATGGCAGAAACTAAACGCAAATTCAAACGTGGCTTTGAATCTACTATTTTAGGACCAACTGGAAGTGGTCAAAAATCAATTTTAGGAGGCTAGCATGGCGGAAATGGAATCTTTACTAGCTAGACAACCTACGGAAGGTATTAAGCCTGTTAGGCGTGATTATACGAAGTTACGAAAGAAATTTTCTCAGCTGTTTAATGCGCAGCAACGATATGTAAATAAGTGGAAGCAGTTGCGTGACTATCAGTTGCCGTTTATAGGTCAATTTGATGGTGAAGAGGACCAATCGGAACCTTACAATGGCAAAATATTAAATCCTGTAGCTTGGGAAAGTTGCCAAATATTCGCCAGTGGTGTTATGAGCGGACTTACTCCACCAAGCCGTAAATGGTTTAAGCTAACCATGGAGAATATCGATGTAGCAGCTAATAGCCAAGTTGCTGAACTATTGGATGAACGAGAAGAAATCTTGTATGCGGTTCTTGCTAAATCCAATTTCTACAGCGTAGTTCACCAAGTATACATGGAATTAACCATTGGGCAAGCTCCTATGGGAATATTTGCTGATAGTGAATCTGGTGTTCGTTTCACATCGTATCCGATAGGTACCTATGCTATTAGTACAAATAGCAAGGAAACCGTAAATATTTTTGGTCGCAAATACAAAATGACAGTTGATCAGATTGTCGAACAGTTTGGGTATGATAACTGCCCAGATAACGTTAAGAATATTTACGACAATGGAAACAGTTTGCAGCAGTCATTCACAGTCAACTGGTTGGTTGAGCCTAACAAAGACCGTAAGGATAAGTTAGGACGTCGCAATATGCCGTATTCGTCCATCTACTGGGTCGAAGGCAGCAACAGTGATGAGGTCTTGTATCATGGCGGTTTTGAAGAATGGCCAATTCCAATCGCTCGACATACGTCAATGGATTTAAATGGTTACGGCAAAGGTGCCGCATGGTTCGCACAACCAGATTCACAAATGTTGCAGAAGTTGGAATTCGATTATCTAACAGCCGTTGAATTGGGTGTTAAGCCTCCTATGCAAGCACCATCTGATGTAATTAGCACAGTTAACTTATATCCGGGTGGTATTACAGAGATTGAAGGTCAACATAAGGTTGAACCGATGTTTGCTGTACCGTCCAATCTTCAGGACATTCAAAATAAGATTGCTGTAATAGAGGATTCAATCAAGAGAGCCTATAGTGCAGATTTATTTTTGATGTTAGACCAAATTGACAAGGGCCAGATGACGGCTCGTGAGGTTATGGAGAGAACTCAAGAGAAGTTACAGCAATTAGGACCTGTGGTTGAACGGTTGCTATCTGAATTCTTGAATCCAATTATTGAACGTGTGTATTCGGTGTTAGATCGTGCCGGTGTATTTCCACCTGTTGATGATGAGGAACTTCTAGATCAATTAAACGGCCAAGAGGTGAAGATAGAATACATCTCGCCATTGGCCCAAGCGCAAAAGATGAGTTCATTGGTAAATATCGAACAGTATTTTGCGTTCATCATGAGTTTGGCACAAGCTAATCCTAATATCGTCAACAAGTTCAATTTTGAGGAAGCGGCCAATACATACGGTGTAAATCTCGGTGTTCCGGCTAAGATTATTCGCTCCGATGATGAATATCAAGAAATCCTAGCGCAACAAGCACAGGCGCAAGCTGAACAGGAACAGCAACAACAATTGATTCAGGCTGCACAATTAGCACCTCAATTGGCTGGAGCGGCCAAACAAGCAACAGACGCCGCCAATGATGGCAATCCTGCACTACAGCAGTGGCTAGGAATGGACGGTGTTTAGATGAAAACAATTAAAGATTATATGCAAGAGCGAGATATGCAAGCGCTTAACCACGTACTTAGCACAGAGCTAGGTAGGTGGTTTTTTTGTCGCCTGATGGATCGCTCGGGCATATTAAAGCAATCGTTCACTGGAAATAGTGAGACGTATTTTAACGAAGGGAGGCGTTCGATAGGGCTGTCATTCCATAAGGACCTAGTTAAATTAGGCACCGATGGCGTTAAGCAGTACCACCAAGCACAGCTCGAATATATCGGGCAGCAAGAATATTTTAATAATTTAGTCGAAAAGGAGAAACAAAATGGCTGAAGAAAATATGGGAGCTAACAATAGCATGACTGGCAATGAACCGGGCGCGAATCCGGACCAAAATAATCTTACGCCACCTACTGAACCACCTGCTAAACCAGATGGCGAAGGTAGTAATCCATCTGTACTAGGCGGTGATAATACGCCACCTACTGAACCAACAGTTTATGACTTCAAGGAGGTATTTCCTGAAGGTACTGAACTTGATGAAACTGTATCAGCAGATTTTAGCAAGCTACTTAATCAAGTTGGTGCAACACAGGAACAGGCTGTTGAGCTAGCCAAGTTCGGCAGTCAGTATGCACAGAACATCTTAACTGCTTATCAAGAGCAGCAAGAGCAAGCAATTGTTGAAAAACAACAAGCGGATTACGAACACGCCAAAAAGGAATTAGGCGGTAAATTCGATGAAACTGTAGCCCTTGCAGGTAAAGGCATTGAAACACTAACTAAAGCGGTGCCGGAATTGCGTCAATACCTTGCTGATAGTCATATCGACAACAATATCAACATGATTAAGGTATTTGCAACAGTTGGTGAAATGGTTCAGGAAGACCCGGGGAAAGGTACAAGACAAGCTGGAACCGGTAATTCTGATGAAGAAACAGCAAAACAAAACATGTATCCATCTATGTATAAGAAATGAGGTAAATAATTAATGGCTACAATTGGAACTCAAAATTTAACACTTTTAGATTTGCAAAAACGAATGGATCCAAATGGTAATGTTGCTCAAATTATTGAGCAATTAGACCAATCGACAGAAATCATTCAAGATATGACGATGGTCGAATGCAACCAAGGGTCTAGCTTTGTAACGACTGTACGTACTGGTTTACCAGATGTTACATGGCGTAAATTATATGGCGGTGTTCAAGCGTCTAAATCCTCCACACGTCAAATCACTGACACTTGTGGTATGCTTGAAGCTTACTCTCAAACTGATAAAGCGCTTGTTGATAAATCCAAAGATAAAGCATCCTTCCGTGCAACTGAAGATAAAGCATTCGTTGAATCTATGGGTCAAGAATTATGCCGTACAATTTTCTATGGCGATGAAAATACGCCAGAAAAATTCATTGGCTTGGCTCCTCGATTCAATACTCTTGATATTAAGAAGGCAGCAAGTGCAGAAAATATTCTTGATGCAGGCGGCACAGGTAATTTGGCGTCTATTTGGCTTGTTGGTTGGGGTCCTTTATCCGTTCATGGCATTTATCCTGAAGGTTCTGCAGCAGGTTTACACCAAGAAGATAAAGGTGTTGTTACTGTTACTAAAGATGATGGTTCTATGTTTGAAGCATATCGCACTCACTTCAAACATGATGTTGGTTTGACTGTACGGGACTGGAGAAACGTTGTTCGTATTGCCAATATTGATGTTACGAAATTGACAAATGATGCTAAAGCCGGTGCAGATCTTATCAACTTAATGATTGAAGCGGAAGAACGTATTCCTAACCTTGGTGGTGTTCGCCCAGTTTGGTATATGAACCGTACATTGCGTACATTCTTGCGTTTGCAAAAGAACACAAAACATGGTTCCACTATCACTGAAGATATGGAAATGGGTAAACTCGTTACTCGTGCAAACGGTGTACCAGTTCGCAAAATTGATGCATTGTTAAGCACTGAATCTCGTGTTATTGCGTAAAGAAAGGAACATAATTCAATGATTATTGATGAACAAAATACATTTTTCTGGAAAAAAGAAATTACTGCAAACACCAATTCTGACGTGGTGATGAATGGTAACGGTGGCGATGCTGCCGTTGCCTTATGGTTGTATATTCGTTTAGATAAAGATGTTACAGGTACACCTTTATTTAATGTGTACACATCTGATAAAGAAAATATGGCCGATGCCGCATTGTTAACAGCTATTACATTGCCACAGAACTCTAAAGCTGGTACAGAATACAAAGGTCGACTTCCTGCAGGTGCGAAAAAGTTTATTCGCATCAATGCGAATAATATGACTGCCGCTACTATTACATCATTCTTAACAGATGGTGTTAATTTGAAATAAGAAGGTGCAACTATGAATTTTACGGCTAAAGAAACTATGTACCACGGCAACCGTGGATTAATTCAAGCAGGTGAAAGTATTGATTTCTCTGAAGAAGAAATTAAGGAATTTGAGCCTGATTATTTTAAACAGCTTTTCTCTGGTAATGAAGATGAAGTAACAAAAATCTTTAACCCAAAATCTAAGGCTAAAGACAAAAAACCGGGCAATGAAACTCAGCCTCCTGAAACAGAACCGGGTGACAAAAATCCACCAGATGAAAATACTGAAGGTGATAATACCGGCAATGAAAATCCACCAGATGAAAATACTGGCAACGAAAAGCCTAAGAAAACAAGCAAAAAGAAAACCGATGCTGCGGAAGAATAAGTGACAATATGAGGGGTGCTTATGCATCCCTCTATTACCATATAGGGGGAAATATGACACCTACTGACATCTGTAATCAAGCACTTGCATTAATTAATGCAGGGTTGCTTTACTCATTTGAAGAAGAAACCGAGCAAGGCCGTCAATGCCGTATGCAATATGATGCAACAAGACAGTTGGTATTGCGACAATTTGAATGGAATTTTGCTCGCAAAAATGAAAGATTGGTATTGTCTGCTCATAAAATTAATGGGTGGAATTATGTATATGCGTATCCGGAACAGTGTATTCGGATATTAGGGGTTATTCCACAAGGCGATCGCTTTCATGCGGAATCGCAACCGGAATACAACATATTTAATATCGGAAATAACAAAAAATGTATAGTGAGCGATGTCCCACTAGCATTTGTTGATTATATATATGACGTGACAGATTTAGACGTTTGGGATTCTATATCCTTGTATATGTTGCAATGTAAATTGGCTAGTGCATTAGCTATGCCACTTACTGGGGATAGGGGATTATTTGACCAAGCGTACAAGTTGTATCAAGCTGCCGTTCAAGAAGCTAAAGGCATGAATGCTAAAGAACGTAAGCAAGATACAGTTTATATATCTAGCTATGTGAAAGCGAGGGATTGGTAATGAGTAATCCTATCTATATCTCACAATTAGCATTTACAACTGGTGAGGTATCGCCGGATGTATCTAGTAGATTTGACCTTGAACAATATAAAAGTGCCTTATTAGAAGCAGAGAATGTGGTTATTCGTCCATATGGGGCAGTTGCTAAGCGTCAAGGCAGCCAATATGTAGGGCAAGTTAAATATAGTGATAAACCAACACGACTATTTGAATTTACTACAAACACTAATAATTCATTTATGCTCGAGTTTGGCGACAAATATATTCGAGTGTGGAACTACGGAATTTATACCGGTATTGAAGTTACGACTCCTTTCACTAGCGATATATTGTTTGATTTGAACTGTAGTCAATCTGGCGACGTTATGTTCATCTGTAGTGGTAAGTATCCGATTCAGACATTATCTCGGTATAGTGATACTGACTGGCGACTTGAAGCCTACAAGTTAACGGAACAACCGTATGACACAATCAATACAGATGTTAACTCTACCGTTACGGTAACAGGCGATACAATTCGTTCTAGCAAAGATCTATTTAATGCGGATATGGTTGGCATGGTCATGCAATTAGGCTATTTTGTTGCAGCTGTTCATACAAAGAATACTGGTGTTGTAGTAGAGAAAAAAGAAAAACGGTCATTTATGGGCGGTGTTCATAAATGGAATGAGTACAACAACATTAATTACAATGTAGAATCCTACTCCACAGACCAAGACCTAGCTTGGAAATTTACAACGCATGGGACATGGACTGGTACCGTTAAACTTCAAATTACCACAAATAATGGGACGACTTGGAAAGATTACCGTACATACTCCTCTAACAATGACTATAACGTAACAGATGCCGGGAAAATCGAACCAAATGCAAAACTACGCATTCAATCAGATATTAGTAGCGGTGAATGTAATGTTGATTTGTCAATTCTTCCATATACTACATGGGGCATTATCGAATTTAAAGAATTTGTAGATGCTAAAACCATGAAGGTCAATATCTTAAATGGTATTGTTGAAAATGAAGCTACTTCAAAATGGAAAATGGGGAGCTGGGGACGTAGTAATGGATACCCTAAATTATGCACATTTTATCAAGACCGTTTTGTAGTGGCTGCTACCAATAAAAATCCTAACTATATTTGGATGAGCCGCACTGGTGATTATCCAAATTTCGGTGTTGAAAAGGTGGAAGGTACAATTACAGATGATAGCTCGATTACCTTGCCAGTTATTAATCGTAAGATGTATGAAATTCGTCACCTCGTACCGGCTAATGATCTAATCATTCTTACAAGCGGTAATGAATGGATTGTAAGTGGTGATAAAACTATTACACCTACCAATTGTAATTTAAAAACACAAACCCAACGAGGGGCCTTATCGTGTGAACCTCAATTCATAGGTAATAGATGTGTGTTCGTTCAAGAACGTGGCGGCACTGTTCGTGATATGGGTTATTCTTATGAAAGCGATAACTATACAGGGCAAGACCTAACGTTATTTGTTAAGACTCGTGTTAGAGGGTACTTAACTATCACCAGTGCGTATGCACAAGACCCGGACAGCATTATTTATTACATTCGAAATGATGGGGAGATTAATTGCTTGACCTATATCCCAGAGCAGAAAGTATATGGCTGGTCTCATTTTGTAACCAATGGCAAATATCTGTACTGTGAATCCGTGTCTGAGGGTGAACAAGACAGCTTGTATACTCTTGTTGAACGCACATTACAAGGTAAAAAAGTTAAATGCATCGAGCGTATGGTGCCACTGTATTCTGATGATGTGAATGTATTCCTTGATTGCTATGTCGAATTTAAGTCAAGTAATGCAATTGATAGTATTAACATTCCTCATTTGAGTGGTCAAAGTGTACAAGTTGTAATTGATGGTAAGCAACAACCGGATGTAATTGTGCCAGATGATGGCTTGTTACAATTAAACGTCAATGGTAGCAATATCAAAATCGGATTACCATTTGACTCTAAAATTCGTATTCCATCAGTAGAAATGCAAATGCAAGACGGCACATTACAAGGCCGAGTTGCCACGGTATCAAGAGTTGTATTGCGTATGTATAAATCATTTGGCGGTAAAGTTGGACATACATTTGACAAAATGGATGATATTACATTACCACCGAATGAACTATTTACTGGCGACAAGCCTGTAATTTTACCTAAAATGGGGACAAATTATTCAACAGATACATCGATATGTATAAAGCATAGTGATCCATTTCCATTTAATTTATTATCAATAACTCGCATAGTTGAAATTGGCGGAGGATTAAGAGATGTTCCGGGACTATAAAATTGACGAAATTGAGCCTACACGGCGAGATAAATTAATTCATGACCTAGAAGTCAACCTAAGGGCGATAGATTCCATAGAAGTCAAAGAGGTGAATCGTTTATATCCTTTCAAGGATTTCTGTTCCGAGATTTGTAAATCTGATTATGATAGCCATGTCGTTGTAGAAGACGATGTGGCTATTTGCGTATATGGGATTGCAAAAGAACCAGTTAACGGAATGTATGTGATTTATTTTCTAGGCAATAAAGTATTAGAAAACGATATGCGATGGCAGATGCGTTTTATCAAATTAAGCAATCAAGTTATTGCTGAATGGTTAGAAACTCGTGAATGGCTATTTAATTACGTTCACACAACTAATATTAAAACAAAGCGATGGCTCGAATCGATTGGGGCCGTTATTCATCCAACTGTAAAAGTTGGCGATTTAGAATTATTCACTCTCAAGAAGGAGGACTTTATATGTGCTTACCCGCAGCGGCAATCTTAACCGCAGTCAGCACCGGAGTAGGACTGATTGCGCAAAATCAACAAACCAAAGCGCAAGTTTCGATGTACAACGCTCAAGCACAAGCGGCAGAAGCTAATAAGCGAATATCTGACCGTAAGCAAGAGCAAATTGCCATGCAACAGTTGCAAGAGCGTGACAAGATGGATAACCGTATGAAACTTATAGCCGGCACGAATGCGGCAGAAGCAGGGGCCGGTGGGTTGCAAATGGCAGGATCCCTATTACAGTTAATGGCATCCAGTTACGATGAATACAACAAAGACATCTATAATTGGGAACAGAATAAAAACAATGCCATTTACAACGAATATTTGAATGGTATGAACTATCAGAATGAAGCTAATGCTGCACGTGCTTCCGCTAAGAATGCTCGACGTCAAGGCAATTTAGCAATGGTAGGCAGTATTCTTGGCGCCGCATCATCTATGTATAGTCTCAAACAGCAATATGCAGGAGGCAAGATGAAGACTACATATGGTGGTGACCCTGTGGGGTATACAGATAGGGGGCCGGTAGTGACTGTTAAACGTGATTACAAAATGAGGTAGGATATGAAATTTGTTAATTATGATCCAGCTCAAAAATTAAATACAATCCAAGGTGGCACACAAGCTAGCGGGAATGAAATGGCATATGGCGGTAATCAACAAGGATTGTCAAATTTAGGCAAAGCGATTGGTGATTTAGGTTCGACTATGCTACAAATCCAAAAACAAAAAGAATTGGTAGATGTAGTAAATGCGGCTAATGAATATACAGAAGCCATGAATCAGGCTATGTATGACCCTGAAAATGGTCTTATGAACCGTAAAGGAGAAAATGCATTAAATATTCCTACTGATTACAGCGAGATTGAATCTGTCAAACGAAATGGGATTCTTAGAAAATATCATTTTAAGATGACAGATTCGATTAATGCATTTAACAAAATTGTTGATAACGACAGAATAAATACAATTAATACAATTAATCGATATGTTCGTGGCCAATATGAGGATAGTGCCATGAAGGCGTTGAATATGAGCATTCAAAACATCGCTAATAACGGTGTTGTAAACAGCAATCCTGATTCATTTGGACAAACTATGCAACAAATAAGCGGTAGCGTTCATGTTCAACTTGCTAATCTTGGATATGACGATAATACGATTAATCTTCAAGTTAAAAAGGCGCAGCAAGATACTGCAGTTACCATGATTGAAAAGAAAATTTCTGATGATGATTTAGACGGTGCAAATAAGATGATTAATGCCGCCGCCGAATCTGGGCTGATTGATGAAAAGGAAATTATGGGGTATCGTCAAAAAGTACGTAATGCATCAATGGTATTAGCGACATCTGATGATAGTAAGATTGATAGTATTATTGGTGAGTTTGACCCTAATGACCCTGATTTGCTAGCTAAAGTTACCGATAAGTTGTTTAGTAGTGGATTCGGCAAGGTAGCTGGTGCTAGTGCATCCAATGCGACTGTGCAAGATGTTATGAATGCTGTAATGGGGCAAGAAAGCGGCGGCAATGCTAGTGCGGTTAATGGTCGAACTGGTGCATATGGTTTATTTCAAATCATGCCTGACAACTGGCCAGAGTGGTCAAAAGAGGCTGGACTTGCTGGTGCTGATATGTCAGACCCAGAGGCACAAAAGAAAGTGGCTGCATTCAAACTTGGTCAATATGTACAACGTTATGGTGTAGAGGGTGCGCTTGTTGCTTGGTATGCTGGCGAGGCAAATGGTGAGCGTTGGAGAGATGGTGCGCCTGATGCAATAGATGGAAATGGCGGTCATTATTCATGGGATGCACCGCAAGGTAATGGTGATGAGCCTAGTGTTCGTCAATATATGCAAGAAACAAAAGCTAGATTGTTGGGTGATGGCAAAGTCCAAGAGGAAACACCAGCCGAGGCACAAAAGCGAAAAGATATGATCCAACGTAACGTGGCAACACGATTACAAGTCATGGCTAAACGTAAGGCACAAATCCTCGAAAACCAAAAAGTGGAGATTGAGCAACGTGTAGCAGCAGCGGTTAAGAATGGCGCTACTGATGTTGAAGTATTAAAGATGCGACAAGATTATGCAGAAACACATTCTGAATATCAACGAGCAATGCAAGGACAGTTAAACCAAGCACAGATTTCTGCAAATAAAGCTGCTGCAAAAGCATTGCAAGCAAAAGAGGCTAATGTATTAGCAGTTAAGACTGCTATTTCTAATGGACAGTTTAAAAGCATGGATGATTTAAACAACTTCATGGGGCAAATGGGTGTGTACTTCACACCGCCACAACTAGCACAAATCAACCATGAATTTGATGAATATTCAAATGGTACTGGAAAGTATTCCCCTGAAATGTCAGGGATGAAAAGTAGCATAGAAAATTTAGCTGGTAGAAAAATAGATGGTGTTGAATGGCAAGGTGTATCAACCGCAGTTTATCCTAAAGTACAAGAGTTTAGGAAACAACACGGCTATGATCCATCACCAGCACAACTAGCACAATGGGGTGCTGATGCGGTAGCAGAACAAACAATCGCATCTACAGAAACTGGTAAATATTGGGGTGTAGGTAAACGTGCTAACTTATTTGGTGGTAGAGGGGCTGCATTATCTTATACTGATGCGCAATTAGCATCACAAGGTATGTATGGTTTATACAACACAACTGGTGCAGATGGTCAGCCATACTACGTTTATAAAGATGCTAGGGGCGAAGAATACACTATTACACCAGAACAATTAGCTGAAAGGTTAGGTCAATAATGAATAAGATTACACCTGAACAAGCGACAAAGGGTACATTTGGAATTAAATCTAATGCAAATGTAGGTTTTGTTGGTGGTGTTCAACAAGAAGTAACAGACAATTCATATAGTAAAGCTATAGGTAACGCAGTTAGTGGTATTAGTGATTGGGTAACGAAAGACCCATCAACCGCTACAGTCGATGTAAATGCAATGAACGCATTAACACAAACTGATGTTACACCGCAACAAAGCGAGAACTTTGTAAATAAAGCTAGCGAAATATTACAACCGGCCATGCATCGTGCTGAACAAATCTATCTATGGAATAAAGAAGATTGGAGCCGGTCTGCTATTGATAGTGGTGAAAAGCTAGGCATTAATCCAGATTTAATTATGGCAAGTGGACAAGAAGGTATCAGACGTGCTGAATTGGCTGCTGCACAATTGGATAGAGGGAAAACTATTCAAGAGATCCGTGATATGTATCCGGAACTTAATAACATAAATTATAAAAGTTCTGCTGAAGCTATTACTGCATTACGCAATCTTGAATCCATCAATAATACTCATGGGGTATTCGATGCGGTACAACAGAATGTTTGGTCTATGAACGATCAAATCTTACGCGCCCAAGCCGGGTATAAATTATCTCAGGAAAACGATCCTAATAAAATTGCTGAATTAACAGCAGAAATTAATCGGTTAGATGAAAATTTATCTAAATATAGACAGTCCGATGGCAGTAGTATTTTAGAAGCTGTAATTGGAGAAACGGCAGCGCAAGGGTATATGATGGCTGTACATGCTATCAAAGGTTCAAATCGTGCTGCAGAAGGTATGGCATTAGGTGCAGCTACAGGCGCTGCTGCTACAGCACCTGTAGGTGGTGAGGGTGCTATTCCAGGTGCATTAGTCGGTTTGAATACTGGCATACAAGTAGGTATGGCAGAACAAATGTATCAAATGTCATACGGCAATAAATATCTTGAATTAATCAATAAAAGAGACAGTAACGGCAATCGTATATATTCTGATGACGAAGCAAAAAAATACGCTATGTCTTTTGCGGCAGTTGATGCAGGTATTGAATTTGTAGCGACTCGTGCTATTGGTAAAGCAGCATCTAAAATCGCTCCTAAGTCTGCACTTGCCAATGCAGTTTCAAGAGGGACTACTAATGCAGCTGAGACATTTAATCGTGGTATTGGTGTTACTGCTGCACAGGTGGCCAAGAGTTCTATTAAGGCTGGCGCTCCAGAACTATTTGAGGAAGGCCTGCAAGATGTCAATGAAAAATTACAGCATAACTTATGGCGCAAATCGAATGATCCGGAGGGAAATTATTCCGTAGGTGATATGTTCGTCGGTGCCGGTGAGGCTATGTGGCAAGCATTACCAGCGGTAGTTGGTTTAGGGGTAATTGGTGGCGGCATCAGTGGTGCTCGTACCATGAAAGCCTTTAAAGATTTTCAAAAGTTATCCCCAGAAGAACAGCACATAGCTGTTATGGAAGAACAAAACCGTAATGGCCATATTATCATGCAGAACCTTAAAAACGATGCTGCGGCTAATAATTTGGCAAAAGAAAACCCTGAGTTGTACGGCAAAATTGTACAAGCACAGGGTGATAATATAGGCGTGTCTACTGCCTATGTAAATGTCAATGAAATGGCTGAAACTACAGAAGGCCAAGCGGCTATCCGTAATATGGTGGATGCAGGATTGGTAACGCAAGAGGAAGTATCCAAAGCGATTACGGCTGATGCTCCAATTGAAATTCCTATCGGTTCTTATGCGCAATTAAGCGGTGGCTTATCTGAAGAAACAGTTAAGGCATTAGAAGAATCTTCTTACTTTACTCGTGGTGGTCTTTCTATGAAAACGCTTGAACGTGCAAAAGAAGAAGTACATGCTATGAAAGACCTTGTTAAGGATGATACTGAAAAGCGTGCAAAGCGTGTTAAGGATGATATTATCCGTTCTTACTTTGATGAAGTTTCCGATGTAGATAAGGAAATGCTCGATGTGGTTCTTGCGGATCCAACACATATTAAACAAACCTTTAACAATGTGTACAAGGAACTTACTGAACAGTACCGTGAACAATATACAAGTGATTTCGATGCAATGGATGCCGATTTAGAAACCGCACGTACTAGCGGTGTAAATCCTACATGGTTAGGCGAAAACAAGCCACCACGTTCTAATTCAGAACGTAGACGAATGGCATATCAATCTAGCCTTGCTCGCACACAAAGTGAATTAGCGGATAATCCGGAAGCACTTAATCAAGCCGGTGCCCATTATGCTGACATGGAGCATACACTCAAACAGATTGAATCGCTAGAATCCATGCGAGATAAGCTATTTGAACTTGCAGATAATGACATCGCCTTACGCATGCAATTATCAAAATCCGGATATGAAGTATATCAGTCTTTAAAATCCATAATGAGCGATGAAACAGTAGACCGTAAACAACGTGATACGGCGGAAGCTAATGCATTACTTATGGCCCAACATGCTGATGTTATGGCAGATATTATGCGACGTGCAGGGCGTGGCAACTATACGGCTATGGATTATTTTAATACTGTTCGTGTACAAATGAACGGCGGTGCATATAATAATGGTTATGCACAACCATTACAAATGCAGCAAAAAATAGAAACGGATATAAAGAATTGGGGACAAGTTGTTGATGATCAATTGAACGGAAAACAAATTAATCGAACCGTTCAAATAATGGATTCTCCACTCGTATTACAAATGTTAGGATTTGACGGCGATGTCATGATTGATCCGAGCATAATTCATAAAGTAATTACTGGGAAACACGCTAATCAAATATCAATTGATGACATTAAATTATTGCCTAAAAAAATAGCAAATCCAGTTGCTGTATTTAAAAATTATAATGGGCGTTCACAAAAAGTAGTTCCTGATGAAGCAATCCTTGTATTAGATATGTATGCTAAAAACGGCAACCCAAATATAAATGCAAGCGGTGAGAACATCCAAGTTGTCATTACATTTACTAAAACTGCTAATGGAACGAATATAAATAAAATTAAAACCATTACTCCAAGACGTAATATTAATTGGTATAATCAACAAATCGCAAATGGCAACTTGTTATATACGAATACAAAAAAAATAAACCGTCTAGTAACGGGTAGCAGGCAACAAATGGCCCAACCGGTTACTAAACAGTTTATTATTAACAATAGTATACCAAACGAAAACGATTTAGACAAGCTACGTAAACAACATAATTATCAATATTATCAAGCTGCATGGCACGGTTCACCACATGATTTTGATGAGTTTGATTTAGGCGCTATCGGTAGTGGTGAAGGAAATCAAGTTCATGGTTGGGGTTTATATTTTGCTAAAGATAAAAAAGTATCTGATTTATATAGGAGTGAACTATCTTTAATTCATGGTGTTGATAAAGGCACATTGTTTAAAGTTGATATACCAGATACTAAAACAATGATTGATGAGCAACAATCGTTAAATGTTTTAAGTAAAGAAACGAAAGAAAATTTAAACGCAGCAATTAATGCTTTGCCAGAACAAGAAAAAGAAGTATTTATCAATGAATATACAAATAGTCCTTTGTTTAACCATTATGCTAAAAAAGAAATTGATGAGTTAGATAGTAAGTTTAATCAACTAGATGATGAATACCGTTTACTCAAAGATAAATACCTTGATGAATTTCTTAAAGAAGATCTTAACACGATTACACAAAGAAACCTAAATAGATTGTCCGAAAAATACAATATCGATTTAAATGCATTAAAAGAAACTCCAAATACTATAAAAGATATAAAAAATCAACTGGATACCATGTGGTTTAATGCTTTGGTAGAACTTGGTACGACTAAAGAAAAATATAGGGAGAGCTATTGGGGTAAGTATAAAAAAGATTTTTCTGCACTATTAAATGATGGTGGTATAAATGGTAGAGATTTTTATCTGGCATTATCAAAAGCGCTAGGTAGTGCAAAGCAAGCGTCAGTACATCTTAATGAGTATGGTGTCAAAGGTATTACTTATATTGGTGCGCAAGATGGACGATGCTATGTAGTGTTTAATGACAAGGCTATTAAAGTAATTCAAAAATACAATCAATCTATTAATGGCATGACGCAAATTAATAGTCCTACTGACCGCCTTATTCAAATCTTCAAAACGGCTGACCGGTCAACATTCCTACATGAAATGGGACACGTATTCTTTGACGACATTAAGAACCTAGCAGAAATGGAAAACGCCCCAGAGCAACTTGTAACGGATTGGAACAAGTTGAAAGAGTGGTCTGAATGGGATGATGCGAAAGGTGCTGACAATACAAAGGCACATGAAAAATTTGCTCGTGGATGGGAGGCTTACCTTCGTGAAGGTAAAGCACCTACTAAAGGATTGCAACGTGTATTCCGCATGTTCTCTAAATGGCTAACTCGTATTTATCGTGCGGTGACACGACTAGGCGGATTGCCGCCAAAGGAAATTCAAGACATTATGGCACGCATGATTGCTACCCAAGAAGATATAGACGCCTACACAAAAGAGCAGGCCCTTGAACAATTTGAATCTAGCAAGTTATTTAAACAGCTCGATGAAGCTGAACAAGCAAAGGTTCAAGGCCATATTGCCGACGTCGGGGAAATGGCGAAAGAGCGTGTAATGAAGCGGCATATGAAAGAATTAGAAAGTCGTCCAATCAAAGAATGGAACGATGAAAAAGATTCTATTCAAGCCGATATCGAAAAGCGTTTAATGGAACAATATCCTATCTACAAAGACCATCAACGATATAACGCATTTGGTAAGGATGCATTAATCAATACTCGATACGGTACGCTAAAAGAATTAGAAGCCGCTGAACGTGAGCAGACAGGATTCACGTTTGACGAAGCTATTAATCAGGCTATGGAATCTGCCAAACAGACATTCATTGAAGATAATCACATTGGCAAATCTAATATAGAAATTGCTGAAGAATGGCTATTATCTTCAGACGGTCAAATGAAACTTACTGAAGAGGAAGCCAAAATCATCAAATCACAAACCAATCGGGACCTTGCGAACAATTGGGAACTGCTTGATAGATTAAATCGACTTGACCCTAATTCAGAAACAATTGAATCTGATTTAGAGCCAATTGCAAAACGAATAATTGGTGACAATGAAAAGGTCGCTAAAGAATTAGGTGTTGTATCAAAAGAACTTGATTCTGCTCAAGACCGTATTGAAAAGCTAAAAGTACAATTACAAGAACATATTAATAATGTACGTGCGATTCGAGATAGCGGTGTAGGTGTGATAAGTGATTATATGAACCGTGCTAGACAGGAATTAGGCGATTTGACCTTATCCCAAGCTAGTCAATATAAGAAATATCAAAACCAAGCTATTCGTGAAGGTAAACGTGCGGATAGGGCATTGGCGGTCAATAAACTGGAAGAGGCACTACAAGCTAAACAGTTACAACTTCTAAATCAAGCTCGAGCTCGTGTTGCGTTTGATAATGCACTCCGTATTAAAAAGTTAAGAACTAAGTTACTTGATAATCTAAATAGGATGACACGACCTAAGAATCCTATTACTATTGAACCTAATATGCGTTACTTCTACGCACACATGGCATATCAAATGGGGTTAACTAAATATGATGGGCTTGAGCCAGTAGATGGGTTTGATATGAATGCCGTCATTAATGCATTAGATCCTGATGCGGATTTACTAAATGTAGAAACATCATTTAGATTTGATAATTGGATTATTCAAATATTTAATAGTGAAGTGCCGTTAGCATTCAAAAATCTAACTGTATCACAATTAAATTCCTTAGAAGAGTTAATGACGGGGATTTATAAAAGTGGTAAGCGTGATTATGATGGGGTTAGTCTAAAAAATAATAAAGGCGATATAGTTTCATCTACTGATGCAGCGTTAGATATACTAACTACTGCAAGTAATATATTTGGCAAAATTACTGAAAGTACAATTAATAAAGAGAATAATAAAAGCTTTTTAGATGCTACACTTGGTAAATTTGCTAATGGGATGTTGGAATTAACTCAAATGAAGACAATCCTTAGACGTCTGGATGGCGGTAAAGGTGGGCCAGCTGAAACTTATATCTACGATACAATTAATCGAGCAAAGCAACAATTTAATGAACGGATTGAATTGGCCACTCTCCGTATGGCAAAAGATATTGCAATATATTCTAAACGTGAATTAAATGATATTCGAAATATTAGAGGATATCAGGTTGGTGATTTATACGGATTAACTAAGGAAAAAGTAATTGTACTAGCACTCAATTGGGGAACACAAAACAATCGACAGCGAGCTATGGCTACTGCTAATTGTAATGAAGTAGAAATGGAACGCTTATTCCAAGAAGTATTAAATGATAAAGACTGGGAATTTATCATTAAGACGTGGAATCATATTAATTCTTTCTATGCTGAACGTAGCAAAGTTCAAGAAGATTTATATGGAAACCCATTAAAAAAGGAAGAAGGCATTACATTTTCTATTGGCGGTAGAACTATTGATGGTCAGTATTATCCAATTGTGTATGATCCTAAAACAAGTAGCAAATCAAGTAATCAACAAGTAGAAGATGTTGCAATGCAAATGATGAGCAGCAATGCTGTATTTGGATTTGGTATGAGTGCAACAAAATCAAGAATGAATATTGTACAAGGTAAGCAATTATTGTTAGATTTTGACGTTATTCCTAAAGCACTTACTGAGGCTGTTAATCACATAACGATGCGTCAACCCGTAATTGATGTCAATCGATTATTATCTAATAAAGAATTGGCTGATTACATAACAAATAAATTTGGTAGTGATACATATCAATACATGAAACAATGGGTTCGTGATCAATGGGCATCCGAAGTATCTCGACTAAGTGAATTAGATAACTGGATTTCGATATTAAAGCGTAATGCAGGTGCTGCCGTCATGGCCGGAAACTTAAATGTATCCATCCAAAATATTGCCAATCTCCCTGTTGCAATTCAACAACAGGGCGCTTCAATTGTATTCCGAGCTATCAGAAATGCAGGCCTAGGAATATATGGGAAGGGTACAAGGAAAAATATAGAAACAAGAGAATTTGTATTTGGTAAATCATTTATGATGCGTGAGCGAGTTCAAACGCTAGATAAAGATATGCGTAAAGGTTTATCAATTGGTGGTAAGGGATTATCAGTCAAAGGTGTTCAAGTAGGTGGATATAAATTAGAACAAGCTATTGACATTAAAGATACTATAAACAATTTTGGCTATAGTATTATTGCCGAAACAGATTTAATGTTATCTATACCACTATGGAAAGAAATTTATGATGTTGAATTAAGTAAATTAATAGAAACAGAAGGCATTTCTGTTGAGTGGGCTAATCAAAGGGCTATTGAAAAAGCAGATAAAGCTATTATAGATGTATTTGGTACAGGTGATGTGAAAGACCAAGCAGCTATTCAACGTCGCAAAGGTTCCTTTGCTAATTTTGTAACAGCGTTTTACACCTATGCAAATACACTGTGGAACATGCAATTAGATGCCTTTTATGCATTAAAAGATAGAGGCGATTGGCAACAATTTATTAGTGTTTTACTTTGGGATTTAATGATGCAAGCAGTTATTAATATGGTTTTAAAAGCCATTACTAATGGTGATGATGACGATCCTGAAAAAATGTCCAAATCTTTTGTATCTGAATTTGTATCTCAATCTACAATGGGCATTCCTCTTGTTCGTGATGCAATCAGTAACGCAATGAGATTTATCATGGGTGAACGTGGATTTACAAGAGGTAATGGTCCGTTGGCATACAGTATTATAGATAAGTTAGAAGATGTTTATACAAGCATTAATAGTAATAAGCGTGATTTTACTGATGTAGGAAGAGCTGCTGGACAGGTTGCTAATCGTATTGTCGGATTTAGTGATACTGCTAGTGATGCTATATTTACATTAGCCAAATATGGATTAACCGATATTGATGCAGAACTTGAAGACTTGCTATTTTCTGTAATGTTTAATAAACGACTTAAGTCTAAAAAGGAAAAGAAGAAACAATAAAAGTAAGGACTACCTATTTTAGGTAGTCCTCTTTATATGCAAAGAAAGGCGGGATATTGTGATTCCACAAGTCAACAATCCAGTTGTTCAATATCAATGTGATGGGGTAAACAAGACTTTTATTTGGCCATATGATTTTAATAACATAAAAGACATTAACCTTATTCTGGTCGATGAAGATGGACGACAAACGGAGCAAACAAGGAATATCTTATACGACGCACAGAATAAAACTTTAACGTATCCAAGCATTGGTGAGCCATTACCGGCAACTTATAAAGTTATTTTAATCAGACGCACTCCAATCTCTCAAACAACAGAATTAGCCAATAAATGGCCATATAATCACATTGAAGACATGAGCGATAAAGTCATATTAATTCTTCAGGAATTAAAAGAACAACTAGATCGCACATTGCAAATTCGTGTAGGGGCTGATGAAGACCCGAATCAAGTCGTAAGAGATATTGTTGATAACTCTCTAGTAGCAGCTAAACAGGCAATTGAGGCAGCATTAACAGCAGAAACTAAAGCGCTTGAAGTAGAAAAAAATGCAGTACAGCTTAATGCCATTAACGACAATATTAATGCATTATCTCAAACGGTAGATGATAAATTAGCAACTGCTAATACGGCACTTATTCAAAGCGCTGATACGTTTGAGAAAACGAAAGAATTAGCAGATAACACAAAGGCATATGCGGCACAAGCTGAAACTGATAAGAAAAATATCAATGATTTGGTTACAAAAGCTGATGCCATTAAGACCGACATCAACAATAAACAAATCGCTAGTACAGGCAATGCCAAGAAAGCGGAAGATGCAGCCAAGCGTGCAGAGGTAGCAGCTGCTAAAGCTGAAGAAATAGCAATACCGGGCGGAAAAGGAATTGTAACAAAATCCGAAGCCGATGCTAAATACATTGGAAAAGAATCGCTAAATGGTATTGTGTCAGTTAAAGACTTCGGAGCAGTTGGTGACGGTGTCACCGATGATACGGCTGCATTTAAACGTGCTAATGATAATCTTGCTAACAAAATATTATTGGTGCCAAATGGTCAATACAAACTAACTGAACATTTAACTTTTAATACAGTAGGGTCTGTAATGGATATGGGTGTATATACCAATATCAAGCCGTATTATCCAACAGAAACACCAATGCTAAAAGGGGCATCCAATATCGCATTTGTGAAAAACATTACGTATGATGCGGAAGTAAATCAATGCCAAGGGTTTACCTATAACTCTAAAAAGAATGTATTTGTACTTGCCTGTATTAATGGTGAAGGTACTAATCAAATTCTTTACGAGCTTAACCCAGACACTTTTGAAAAAGTAGGTACTTATAAATTTACGGATTCTGAACGCCTAGGGCATTGTAATACGATGACATATAATCGGTATACGAATAAGATTTACATCACAAATGGGCTAAAAAATGGCAATAATTTGACGGTTATTAATGCCGATACTATGACAATCGAAAATACTATTACATTGCAAGAAAAGGTATTCAACATTGACTATGATCCGATTACAAGGACTTATGTATCCATTGTACCTATTGCCGGCAATCAACGTGTACGAACAATCAATTTATATAATGATGAATTTAAAAAGCTCAAAACTTACCAAGTCGATTATATCTATCCGGATATGAATAATAATGGAGCTTTCATGTTGAATGGTGCGATTATGTCTGCAACACTCGGTAGTTTAGTTGAGTGTACGCCGTTTGGCACCGTTAAACAGATCATTGAAATCAATCGTGAAACAGAAATCGAAGACATCGCTTACTACAATGGCAAGTTCTATTTTGCAGTACTAACTCAAAAGCCAAACAGACGTCACCAAGTAGATATTTATGTAGGTGACCCAAATTACGACTTTGAAAACTCAATCAATATGCAACGGTTGAAAAATCTTGATTATTTAGGCCTTGGTGGTGGCAAGATGAAAGGCCCAATCATCATGCCAAATAATACCTCGGTGCAAGTAACAGATACTAAAGGTAGCGCTCATCATGCCGTTAAGATGTCAACTAGGGATTCCATTGAATTTGGTATGAGTGACAACCGTACTATATTTTTAGGGACCTCAATTGGGTATTACGATGCTAACAAAAATAAAACGTTTAGAGTTTTAACTGAAGATGATGCATCATCTACTGGTACATTAGTTTCTAAAAAAGATGCAGATGCAGCATATCTAGGTAAACAAGGCAACCAAGTTATCCCCAACGGGGGGCTTTCTGTTAAAAGGGGATTTGTTTCATATGACGATGTAACACAAATTGATGATTGGGCAGAGGATAATGCCAATCGATTAATTATTAAACGAGTGGCACAAGCAAATGGAGCCCCACAAAATGGAGTTTTGCTCGAATACAGTCAAGGAAATGGTCAATGGCGTGGACGATTGTTTATTGCAGATAATGGCAATGATGGTGTATATTATGGGGGTTTTTCTGATGGTCAAAATAAAGGCTGGAAAAAACTCTATGGAGAAGGTCAGCAAAACATAATTCAATTTGCCAATGGTGCAGAATTGTGGGTGGAATAATGGCAGTTATCAAAACAAAAACACCTAATGGGCAGATACAAACATACAATTTAACAGATAATTCTAAGGACACGGGTGGTAATTACATCTGTGTCCATTTTAATGGGCAAAACTTGTATGCGAGAGTTGCAGAAAATCGGACGCCTTTAAATGTAGTTAAGCCGAATGGTGACAAAGGATATGTACAATATGACCCAATAGGATTCAATACGTGGAAATGGGAAGCATGGCATGTCGAAAAGTTCAACCGATGGTATGTGTATTTGTCAAAAGGAAAATATCGAGTAACAATCACGGCAACAACAAATAAATCTTACGAATTAATGATTCCAACATCTAAAGATATTGAAATCACAATTACAACATCTAGAAATTATAATAACGATGATTTAATTATGTTCAATATCGACAATCAAATTTCTAAAAAAGAATTTATTAATAATGGGGTTAAGCGTTTAGTAATAGAAAGGACAGGAAATATATGATTGAAATTTTCGCTCCGCCACCACCTATTATGGTGGGATTAAATGAACATGAACTTGTACAAATATCATTAGCTATATTTTGCACATTGATATTGATATTCGTTGATACGATATTGCGCATCTTAGTCGAGGTGCGCAATTTTAATATTGCAACAAATAGGCCCTGTACAGTTGCCAATACCCTATTGGCGATTATTTGGCGTGGATGGGGGTATGTTGAAATCAATGGGAAAAAACATCGGTTCCTTGTCAGCAATAAATTACGCGCTGATATGACAAAGAAATTGGTCAAATCCTATCCTTGGTTATTTGTATTGTCGTTTATCTTACTTACATTACCAGATGTTGAATTTATCTTCTTAGGTAGGCTAGATACGTTTTTAAGCACCGGAATGTATCTCATTCCCATTGTAATAGAGTTAGCATCTTGTGTAGAAAATATCATTGAACTTGAATTAATTGAATCGAGTTGGTTTAAACGTGCGATCGGTTTAATTCAGCAATTAATAGCATTCATTAAATCTGTAAAAGAGGCGATTAAATGATTGAAAAAATTAGTATTCGTGAGGTGTTAACAATCCTCATCCTAGGGGCGGTCAATATAATGGCCGTCCTTTATGGTTATAACGAATTGGCCATGAGTATTTCCTCCGGTCTCGTTGGCTATTTAGGAGGACGTGAATCAAATAGGAAGGAGCAAAACAAATGGAACTAGGAAAATTAAGTGCTGCGTATGAAAGTAATGGAGACCCAGCTATTGTATCTACAGGTGAGGGGGACCTTGGGGGGATTTCGTATGGTGCTTATCAGTTAGCAAGTAATTGCGGAAGTGTGGATGCGTTCCTTGGTTGGGGCTTGTGTCAAGAAAATGGATTTTACAAGGATTATGCAAGAGCCCTTCAAAGTGCAGGACCTATTAACTCCGATGAGTTCATTAGCAAATGGCAAGAGCTAGGAACTGTGGACCCTAATGGGTTCATGGAAATGCAGCACGACTACATCAAATATGCTTATTATGATGTGGCATGTAGTGAATTATCTAATCAATTATTTGATGTAAATAAACATAGTCGAGCATTACGTGATGTTGTGTTCTCTGCGGCCGTTCAATATGGTCCCGGTGAAGTTGTTAATCTTTTTAAAGAGGCAATGCAATATGTTCCGGGTTGGGAGCCTGATTGGAACTTATCTTATGTAAACGACATTAAGTTTGACTGGGATTTAATTAATGGTGCATATGAACAACGAAAGTTGCATCCATGGAACTATGAAGGTAATCCTAGTTGGTTGCGTGAAAATCTTGTTGAACGATTCGATGCAGAAAAAGCACAAGCATTAGAAATGTTCTCGCAAGAAATGCAAGAAAGGGGTCTATGATGAGCCTTTGGACTTTTAAGGTATTATGTTACCTAAAACGACATAAAACATTACTAATAGGGGTAATTTTAATTATTTTAACTATTGTAGGGGTATCTATATATAATTCACATCAGATTGAAAAGCCTGTGTTATTAAAACAGGAGCAAATAAAAGATCCTGTAAAACTGGCTAATGCAATTCATATTACTAAAGATGAAGCACAACAAGTTGTTTCCAAGATGGAAACTGCTCAACCGGTAACCACATATTATGTACAGGCCCCTACGGTAGAACAGGCGGCCAAACAAACGCAACGGGCTATCAAACATGAGGACCCGGCATTACCTAAAGCAGCAACGGAAAAGGCGGATAGAACCGCAGTAGTTGCTAATACGGATAAACAAAAGGTGGACGTTTATAAAATCAACCTAAACAAGGCTCATAAGATTAAAGCTGGTGTAACGGTATTAGATAGTAAAGCCTATGAGACTATTGGCTATCAAGCAGGCAAAGTTGAAGTATTAGCACACTTTGACGGACAGCATTTTGAAGGTGGTAGTGTTCTATATACAGTAAAGGAATGGTGATCTACATATCTACCTAGTGTAAGAGGTTGGACTTACAGTTAGTCTGTAAATGTATTAATTTTAAAACTTATTATGAATAAGTTTCAAAAAATAACAATTTAAATACTAAGAAAGGGTAATAATATGGCAAAGACATTTGAATTTGAAGGAAAAGTTTATAATTTTGCAGAAGATATTGAACCAAAGAAAGAAGGTTTATTTGAAGCCACATTAGTTGATGAAAATAACCATCGATGTGAAATGGTATTTCGGAATGGCAAATTATTTCGTCTAACTGAATTGAATTAGAAGTAAAAATCTTAAATTTTACCACTAAACATAATATTGAATAGTAAATTACAACAAAAGGGGTACCCAATCGGTACCCCTTATTTTTTGACGTCAAATAAACGTCAAAATTTATATGTTATTATTGATGATTTTTGCATATAATCATTTTGTGTAAAAACATGGCCACAATGATTATTACTGGAATTTAACTAAATATATGAAAATACTAAAAATATATGATAAAATACATATATTATGACTAGACGGTGGCTGAGCCATTCGA